TTACTGCAGTAACTAATCAAAATTCAATCACGGCAAGAATTGGCAGGACTGCGAGTAGTTTCACACGAACTGAATTTAACGCGCCATGGACTCTTGTCACTGCTCCCGGGACTCCAACTAACGTGGCCTCTTCTGCCGTCGGCTCAACGGTAACAGTAACGTGGACTGCACCTAGTAACGGTGGTTCTGCAATCACGGCATACGTTATTCAGCGTTCACCAGACAGCACTAACTGGACAACGGTTGCTGACACTGATGGCAATGCAACTAACGCGACAGCGACTCTCACGTCGCAAGCAGACGCGACTTACACGTATCGCGTCGCTGCCACCAACTCTGTTGGAACAGGATCGTATGGGACTAGCGGTTCGGTGGTCGTGAGCGCAGCAGCCGTGCCTGCTGCCCCGTCTGCCTTTGCGCAAAGTGGAGGCGCACAACAGATTGGAGAAGGTCCGGTCGTGATCTCGTGGACTGCGCCCGCTAATGGCGGCGCTGCGATCACGTCCTACTCCATTACCTACACTTGGAACAATTCCGATACGGGAGCGGTGCTAGCAACGTTGCACACGACATCACAGGTCGGGACGTCGTACACAATAGCGGAGGCCGCCTCTCACGGATATTCTCCCAATGCCGCGCAAGTAGGTGCACAGCCACGCTGGGTATGGGGAGACTGGTACTACAAAGTCACGGTCTCCGCAACTAATTCTGTGGGCACTGGAACCGCTGGGGTCTATTCCTTTAGCACCGGTGGAGGTTCATAATGCGCGTAGAACATAACGGCGTCCGATTCGTCATCGGTGATGCTGAGCCAAAAATTGTGGAGGCTGGCGAGTACGAAACCTACGACCCGACCGAGATTGAATTACTGACAAGCCTTGCCGACGCTGGCGCTGTACAGATCGTGGCTAGCGCCTGACGCGACCTCCTCGGGACAATGACAAGTAAGCCGGGGCAGGTCAAATGGGCATAGACAGCCCCGGCCCCTAAGCTCAAGGAGCCATACGTGATTTCAGCATTCGGAATAGAGCACCCCGAGCCTATCGGGAAGAAGCTCACGCCCGAAGAGCTCAAGCGCGCCAAAGATCGTGCGCGCAAGGCCGGTCGACGCTATCCCAACGCTTATGACAATATGGTCTCTGGTGGGGCTAAGTGGCGCGTAAGCAAAGCGCAGAAGCGCAATACTGCCGCAGGAGTAGCGGGAGTTGCAGGCGGGACAGCTTTAGCAACCAGCGCTGTGCGTGCAAACAAGACAATGGACGTTATTCGGGATAGATCCAATCGCTTTATTGACTCTGAGCAGGCTAAGGCCAAGTCCAAGGCAACGCCTCCTGGGTACAAAATGGCTCGCCCAGCCAGCCCATCTAAAGAAAACCTTAATTTTGCTCGAATGTCGGCAAAAAACGACAGAATCACTAACGTCAAACTGCAGCGAATAAATACAAATGCGAATAAAGCGCGCAAAGCAGTCAAGCTTGCTACCGGGATGAAAGGACGCGGAGCTCTGATCTCGGCTGGATTCCTTGGAGCTATTCCGGCAACCTGGCTAGGCGCAAGGGAACTGGCCAAGCCTAAGGCTGTAGAAAAGGCCTACAAGAAAGTAGACCCTAACGACGTAGACGCGGCTCTAGGAGGCGGTCTGGCGGCCGCAGGGGGCTATCAGGGAGGTTTGTACGCCACCAAGGCGTACGACCGCAAGATTGAGCGCAAGCAGCGGGCAGCGATGGAGTCCAGGCCCGGCGTGGCGAATAAAACCAAAACGATTCTTAATAACCACCGCAAGACCCACGGAATCACCCCGCAGACCACAAAGGGTGATGCCAAATGGCTGAAGTTCTACCGCTCCTATCCCAAAGAGCTTCAAGGGTATAAGTTCAAGCGAACGATGTCTTACCTCCATGGTGGAAAAAGCCAGGTTGCCCTTACTGCGGGCGCGGGAGCAATTGGGGCTGGAGTTGCACTAGCCGCTAACCGTAAGTTTGACCCTAAGCCTAAGCGTGGATATGTAACAAAGGGTATTCCAAGCGCTTTGCGTGGAAAGCTGCCAGGATCTTTTCCTGTAGGTGATTTCCGGCGCTACCGCACTGAGGCGAGTCTCAGAGGACAGGCCGGAGCCAAGGCGCTTGCGTCAGGAACTGCTAATCCTAAAAAATGGAAGACACACACCATTGGTCCTGCCAAGAGGGCAAGAACTAAGGCCCGAGCTGCCGTTACTGGCAAACTGAGCCACCCCATTACGGGCCTGGAAGCGGGCATAGTTCGCGGACTGGACCGGAAAAGGTATTATCGGACCATAGACGGAATTAACGCCGGAAAGCTCAGTCCTAGAAAACTGCAGTTGCGCAATGAAGAACAGCAATACACAATTCTTAATCAGGCTCGTAGAATGCGGGATCTTGGCGTTGCTGAGCAGGAGCGTTTGGCCCGGCGTAGTCAAATCTTAAAGCGCGCAACAAAGGGTTCCACCGGGTTTACACCAAAAGAGCGAACTCAACTTGACCGACGCAAGCGACTTGGCCGCAACCTTTCCCTAGGGGGCGGTACTTTGGGTCTTGGCGCCTTGGCGCTACGCACCCCAGCAGGAGCCAAGCTCGCCTTAAAGGGCATCACGCGAGCAACCAAGGCTGGATCTAACCCCGGGCGTATTACCCGAGGCCTGAATCGGCTTTCATCTAAGGAAGCCGGAGCTACCAGGCTTTCCAACACCACTGGAATCTTGGCTATTGGCTCAGGGGCAGCAGGATCGTTTAACTACGCATCACAGCAGCGCTTAGAGCGCAAGCGCGACGCCAACCTGGCCAAGTCAGCAATGGGTAATATTCCACGTTATGGTAGAGTCGCCCGCGTGGGGCACGCCCGCATAGCGGACTACCGCAACGGAAGGTTCCGCATTGACTACAAGGGCATGGACCCCAATGTGCAGCATTGGGTGCCGCGCAAAGACATCACTTTTTACAAGCCGAAGAAGCCAAAAGCCCCTAAGGTGATTAACCCGCCCAAGCCCAAGCAAGCGCCGGGCGACACCCAAGAGACCCTGTTCTAGGACGGATGACATGGCAGAAAGCATCAATCTCACGGTAGACAGGCGGGAAGACCTTTACCTACAGGTTTACTGGACAGACCTTAACGACGTAGCTTTTTATGTTACTGCGGCTTTTATGAACGCTTCTAGTGGTGGAACTGTGCTGTTAAGCAGCGATAACGCTTATGTAGCAGATTCAGCCAGATACGCAGCGTGCGATCTGACTGTCACTCCAGCCATTTCTAGCACTAATCTTACGGTCACGTCTGAAGACGGTTTGGTAACGATTAGCGTGCCTTATAACGTGGTGTCCGGATGGACGGCGGGAAGTTACGCCTATAGCATTGTAGTTAAATACACTGGCTCTGTAACCACTGAGAATTCTTACCGCAAGGTGCTTATGACTGGGACGTTGGTGGTTGTGTAGTGAGCGTCTCAATTTACCGCAAGACCGACCAAACCAAATTGGTTGTCGTACGTCCAGCGCCAACTCTTTCTTCCGAAGTCGGTCCACAAGGAGCTTCGGGAATATACGGGGTTCAGGGAGTACAAGGCGTTACTGGCATCACCGGGTCGATTGGCAGTATTAGTAATTACTTCCTTACCTTTGCCACGTCGGGAAGCTGGGACGCTCCTGTATCTAACCCGTTTACAGTCTCTTTGGGGACGGACGTTGATGTGGATTTTCCAACTTCTGCGGTTAGACCTTGGCTAAAAGGAACTCTCGCCGGGTATTACTCAATTTTGGTTAAGTCTTCCGTGACGCTGACTAAGACCGGATCAACAGCTATAGGGCCGGATTGCCAACTGCGTTACACGCTCAACACCAACGCAGGTGAGCCATTAGGATCTGTGCAACAAGCATGGGCATCTTCAGCTAATGCCTCTGAGACTCTTTTGATGTCTTTCTATTGCACTGGATACTTAGGCGCTGGGTCTACTTCAGACCGTTTTAAAATAACCCTTACGCGCGAAGGACCGTCTGATTTCACCGTATCTGTAAACTGGGTGGCAGCGCTGTTGCACCCTATGGGCACTTTCGCCACAGGACCTGCTGGGCAAAAAGGTATTTCTGGTCTTCAAGGAATCCAAGGAATCCAAGGAGTGCAGGGATACCGTGGATCACCCAGCGAAGGATATTCCACCTACAATCAGATTCCAACGCCCTAAGGAGCCCAATGAGCAACTATTTTGTGAGGGGAAATACCCTTACTATCAGTTCTATTGGCGTTTCTTCTTCAAGCAACGCTGGCCCATCCGGCCCTCAAGGGGCTCAAGGAATTCAAGGGATTCAGGGAATTCAGGGAACTACTGGCTCCACTGGTACGCCGTATTTCCAAGGTGGGCTGTTTACCGGCTCTTCTGCAACCAGCTTATCCACTTCCGGAACTGCCGTTCAAGTGTCTTTGGATACTGCTGAACTCAATGAAATGGCATTTGGTTTCTCGTCTAACACAGTTACTACCCCGTCTCTAAACGCAGACTACGCTATTACTGGGCAGTTGTGGTTTCCTACCAGCAATACGTCTGGCGTGCGAATGGCTCAGCTGAAGATTAACGACGTCGAAGTGGCTACAAACTTCTCCCCGCCAATCTATACCTCCACTACCCAGCCCTACGTACCAGTAATGGTCACTTGGTTTGGACGAATTAACGCCTCCACAACAATCAAATTGCTTGGAGCTTATTATGGAACTGGTACTACAACGGTGTCCGGTACGCCAAAACCTCGTTTGACCATTTCCGCTATTGGAACAGGCCCACAAGGATCTCAAGGAGTTCAGGGAATCCAAGGCATACAAGGAATCCAAGGGCTGCAAGGAATTACTGGATCTTCTGGTACTGGAACTGTTCAATTTGCCACCTACGACCAGATCCCCACCCCTTAAGGAGCACAAATGCCAGGCACTACCTCAAACATGGGGCTCCCGTTTCCTCTGGGGTCGGAAAAACCATATATCGCTCAGGCGATTCAGAATCTTGCTGTAGCGGTTTCATTGCAGGCCGCTAACGCAACTCACACACACACGAATGATCAAATTCCAGCCAAAGTAACCGCAGCTGCTGTAGCTGACACGCTTTCTGCGGTTTACACTGGAACGGTATCCGGAGCGGTTACCGGAACCTTTTCTGGCCTAGCTAACTCTGCGGCAAGTATCGTTACTAGCCTCCCTAATACTCACGACAGCACAGCTACCAACGCGCATCCGAACCTATTGCGCAAGGACAACGCCGGGACTGAAACTATGCTCGGCAACTTGGTTGTTACTGGGATTCCGTACAAGCTAGATTCCTCTAACAAAGCACTGGTGTTTGAAAACCCTTCAGATTCTAGAGTGTGGAACATTACTGGGCGGCGAATTAGAAATCTTGAATACGCCACCACAAATGCAGGATCAACAACTCTTACTGCCACAAGAACCTCTATAGTTGCTTCTGGCGTAGTGACTATAACTTTTGACGGATCAGGACAAAGCTCCAATGTTGAATTAACAATTCCCGATACACCTTTTTCCGCCCTTCCTATTGTTGTTGCTAGCATTAGCTCTACTAGCTCTGCTGCTGGCATAAATCTCATGAACGTGAGTGTTTACGGTAAGGGTAATAATACTTTTAGAGTTTCTGCTGCAAGAATTGATGGCGCTTCGCCCACTAATGGAACAAGCGTTATTGTCAACTGGATCGCAATAGGGATCTAATGTCCTTTGTCCTCGATCGATTGCCCACGAACGACGACGAACTCTGGTGGGCCGTTAAGGTCCTTTGGGGTGTCAATATACCTCGTACGCGCGTATGCCCAGATCACATAGCTCCATTTGACGCCTTTGCGGACGCATATTTCAACCGAGACGGAACAATCTCGCTATGGCACGGTTCCCGCGGTTTATCTGGCAAGTCTTTTACGCTATCGGTGCTGGGATTGACCAAGGCCGTCTTGCTTGGATCGGATGTCAACCTTCTGGGAGGATCACTAGCCCAGTCGGCCAACATCCACGAAGCCATGCGCGCTGCGTGGGAGTCAGAAAACGCTCCTCGGGAAATGGTGGGAATCGAGTCTAAAACCGAGATCCGATTGACCAACAAGGCCAAAATCCGCCCGTTGACTGCTTCCCAAAAGACTGTCCGTGGCCCCCACCCGCCATTCTTGCTTCTAGACGAGATTGACGAGATGGACATTGACATCCTTAATGCCGCCTTGGGACAGCCAATGCCGCAGAAGAATTACCTTGGCGAGATCATTCAGCCCTACACCGTTTTGTGCTCAACGTGGCAAAACCCAAATGGGACGTTCACAGAGATAAAGCGCCGGTTTGAGGAACGCGGTTTGCCAATGAAGACATGGTGCTGGCGAGAAAGTGCCAACGAAGTCGACGGATGGTTAGCCAAAGAAACCGTAGAGGCCAAGAGGCGAGAAATTCCCGCTGAGATGTGGCGGGTGGAATACGAGCTAGGCGAGCCATCAATTGGAAACCGAGCATTCGACTCCGACGCCATTGAGGCAACCTTCTGCCTGCCAATGGAGCCGATCAAGTCTGAGTCAATGAAAGACTTTGAGCGCTACACGTTTGAGGAGTTTAACCCAGGCGGAACCTATGTTGCTGGCGCAGACTGGGCCAAAGAGCACGATTACACCGTCATTGCTGTGATGCGCACTGATGTTTCCCCTGTCCGTTTGGTCTCCTGGACGCGGGTTAACCGTCGCCCTTACCCAACCATGGTGGGTTATTTCAACGAGGAAATCGACAAGTATGACGCTGAGGCAATACACGACGCCACGGGCTTGGGAAACGTAGTCAGTGACTACTTAGACATCAGAGCCCGCGGGTTCACCATGACCGGAGAAAAGCGCGACGCTATGCTTAGCGAATATGTCTCCGCAGTTGAGCAGGGAAGGTTTCATTTCCCTAAAATTCTTACTGCATATACGGCGCACAAATACGCTCAAGTTGGAGATTTGTACTCAAGAGGACAGCAGTACCACTTGCCAGATGAGGTCTGCGCGCTGGCTTTGTGCAATAGGCTTATTAGTCGCTCTGCTCCAACCGCCCCCATAGTGGGAGTACGCAAAAACGACACGCCGAACAAGTTTGCTGCGGTATTTGACCGTCCCAAGGACAACAATGAGACTGCTTACACGGCTGACGGTGTGGTCCAAGTCAAGGACAGCAACGACGGCTTCAGTCTCATGGTGTGACTAGGTGGAGACAATGTCCAATGAGGAGGCTGTCCAGTGACCGTGCCCACGAATCAGGAATACCGAGGGTTTGACCTAAACCCTGGCGAAAACATGCCCACGCGGGTTTCGCCAATGATCGAGCTTGGTGCTACTGGCCTGCGCCGATTCTCTGGATACGTTGAAGAAGAGTTCCTCCCGCAGCTCCGCGGGCGCAAGGCAGTTCAGATCTACCGCGAGATGGCAGACAACGATCCGGTAGTTGGTTCCTTGCTGTTCGCTATTGACCGATTGCTACGCCGTTTAAAGTGGAATGTTGAGCCTGCTAGCCAAAAGCCTGAGGACCGCAAGTATGCGGAATTCGTAGAATCGTGCATGAACGACATGTCCCATACATGGGATGACTTCATTTCCGAAGTTCTCACGATGATTACCTACGGGTGGAGCTTCCACGAAATTGTCTACAAGCGTCGGTTGGGCATTTGGGAGAAAAACTCCTCAAAGAAATCCCAGTACAAGGACGGGATGATTGGATGGCGCAAGATGCCTATCCGCTCACAAGAGACTTGGCTTCGCTGGGTCTTTGACGAGAAGGGCGGCATTCAGGGCATGGTACAGCTTGCCCCTCCTGCGTACCACACCACGCTCATTCCAATTGACAAGTCACTTCTGTTCCGTACTACGACGACAAAGAACAATCCCGAGGGTCGTTCTATGCTTCGTAACGCCTACCGACCTTGGTACATGAAGAAGCGGCTTGAGGAGATTGAGGGCATTGGCATTGAACGAGATCTTGCCGGTTTGCCAGTCGCCAAAGTACCTGCGGACTACCTAACAGCCAAGCCTGGCACTGAAAAAGAAAAAATGGTCCAAGCCTTTCGCAAAATGGTTCGTTCGGTGCGCCGCGAT